GTCGGGCGGACCTTCCAGGCAACCTGCGACGCCGCGCTCGGCGACGCGCGCTGCGGCGTCGATCTGGAGGACCCGACCTACAAGGGCACCGGCGCGGTGATCGACACACTGCGCGACCGCGCCTTCACCGCCTCGGGTCTCGGCGGGTTCGAGGCCGGCTGGTTCACCTTTGGCACGCTGGACTGGACGACCGGCGCCAATGCGGGGCGGCGCACCGAGGTGCTGGGCCACGACGTCACAGATGGCATTGCCGTGCTGACCCTGCTCGAACCGCCGGTGCGCGCGATCGCCGAGGGTGATGCCTTCACCATCCGTGCGGGCTGCGACAAGCGCATGGAGACCTGCGGGGCGAAGTTCGCCAACACCGCCAGTTTCCGCGGCTTCCCGCATATCCCCGGCCAGGACACGATCCTGCGCTACGCGACGAATGACGGTGCCCACGACGGAGGCGTTCTGTGACGCCGGCCGATCCGGGGCGAGTGATCGCAGCGGCGCGGTCCTGGCTGGGCACGCCCTATCACGACCAGGCCAGCGTCCGCGGTGTCGGCTGCGACTGCCTCGGGCTGGCCCGCGGCGTCTGGCGCGAGGTCGTCGGCCCCGAACCATTCCCGATCCCACCCTACAGCCGCGACTGGGGTGAGTCCGGACCGCGCGAGGTGCTGGCCGAGGGCGCGCGCGCCATGATGATCGAGGTGTCGCCCGCCGAGGCCGGTCCCGGCGCGCTGGTGCTGTTCCACATGAAGCCGCGCGCCATCGCCAAGCATGTCGGCATCCTGACCGGGCCCGACAGCTTCCTCCACGCCTATGAGCGGCTCGGCGTGATCGAGGAACCGCTCACCCCATCCTGGCGGCGGCGCATCGCCTTCGCCTTCCTGTTCCCGCAACGCTGAAGCAAACCCATGGCCACTCTCGTTCTCGGCGCAGCCGGCGCCGCCATCGGCGGGTCGATCGGCGGCGCAATCCTTGGTGTGAGCGCCGCAACAATCGGCGGCTTCGTCGGCTCGACCATCGGCTCGGTGGTCGACAGCTGGATCGTGTCCTCGCTTGCGCCCACCCAGCGCATCGAGGGACCGCGGCTCGACAGCCTTCGGATCACGGCCTCGACCGAAGGCGCCGTTATCCCGCGCGTCTATGGCCGCATGCGCATGGGCGGCAACATCATCTGGGCGACGGATTTCCGCGAGGAGACGAAGACCACCACGCAGGGCGGCGGCAAGGGCGGCGGAGGTGGCAAGGTCAAGACCACCGAGTATCTCTACTACGCCTCCTTCGCGGTCGCGCTCTGCGAAGGCCCGATCACCGGCATCGGGCGCATCTGGGCGGACGGCAAGCCGATGGACCTCTCCGGCGTCACCTGGCGCTGGTATCCCGGAAGCGAGGCGCAGACGGCGGACCCGTTCATCGCAGCGAAGATGGGCGCGGCCAGCACGCCTGCCTATCGCGGCACGGCCTATGTGGTCTTTGAGGAGCTGGCGCTCTCGACCTATGGCAACCGCCTGCCGCAGCTGTCCTTCGAGGTGTTCCGGCCGCTGGCCGATCCCGACACCGCCGAGGGGTTGACCCGGGCCGTCACCGTGATCCCGGCCTCGGGCGAGTTCACCTACGCCACACAGGCGATCCGCAAGACCGATGGGGGCGCGACGGTGCCCGAGAACCTGAACGCGCTGGCCGACTCTACCGACATGGTGGAGGCGCTCGACCGGCTGCAGGCGATGGCGCCGAAGGTGGAAAGCGTCAGTCTCGTGGTGGCGTGGTTCGGCGACGACCTGCGCGCGGGGTCCTGCAAGGTGCGGCCCGGCGTCGAGGTGTCGGCCAAGTCGACCACGCCCGCCAGCTGGTCGGTCAACGGCGTCAGCCGCGCCAATGCCTTCCTCGTCAGCCGCGACGATCAGGATCGCCCCGTCTATGGCGGCACGCCGTCGGACTTCTCCGTGGTGCAGGCCATCCAGGAGATGAAGGCGCGCGGGCTGCGCGTGACCTTCTATCCCTTCATTCTGATGGACGTGCCGCCCGGCAACACGCTGCCGAACCCGTATTCCGACAACGCCGCCGAGACCGGCCAGCCCGCTTTCCCATGGCGCGGCCGGATCACCTGTTCGCCGGCGGCGGGCTTCGCCGGAACGGTGGACAAGACCGCCACGGCCGCAAGCCAGGTCGCGGCGCTGTTCGGTGCGGCCACGCCCGCCAGCTTCAGCGTCTCGGGTCAGACGGTTTCGTGGACAGGCACGCCCGGCGACTGGGGCCTGCGCCGCATGGTGCTGCACTACGCTCATCTCTGTGCCGCGGCGGGCGGCGTCGATGCGTTCCTCATCGGCACCGAGATGCCCGGGCTCACGACGATCCGCTCGGGCGCGTCCAGCTATCCGTCGGTGCAGGCCTATCGGGATCTGCTCGCCGACGTCCGCTCGATCCTCGGGTCGGGGACAAAGATCGGCTACGCCTCCGACTGGAGCGAGTATTTCGGGCACCAGCCGGGCGATGGCAGCGGCGACGTGTTCTTTCATCTCGATCCGCTGTGGGCCGATCCGGAGATCGATTTCGTCGGGATCGACAATTACATGCCGCTCTCCGACTGGCGGGACGGCTTCGAGCATGCCGATGGTGAGGGGGCGAGCGCCATCGGTTCGAGCGAGCCCCCGAACGAGGGCTGGCCCGCGATCTACGACCGCGCCTACCTGCAGGGGAACATCGCGGGCGGCGAAGGTTTCGACTGGTTCTATGCCAGTGCGGCGGACCGGTCGGTGCAAGTGCGCACGCCGATCACGGACGGCGCCGCCAGCAAGCCGTGGGTCTTCCGCTACAAGGATCTGCGCGCCTGGTGGTCGAACCCGCACTATAATCGCCCGGGTGGGGTGGAGAGCGGCACGCCGACGGCGTGGACGCCGCAGTTGAAGCCCGTCTGGTTCACCGAACTCGGCTGCCCCGCCATCGACCGGGGCACCAACCAGCCCAACGTCTTCTTCGACCCGAAGTCGTCCGAGAGCTTCACGCCGCATTTCTCGCGGGGCTGGCGCGACGACGCCATCCAGCGCGCCTATCTCGAGGCGACGTATCTCTGGTGGGGCGAGGCCGCGAACAACCCGCTGTCCTCGGTCTACGGTGGCCGGATGGTTCACGTCCCTGAATGCGCCGCCTGGACCTGGGACGCGCGACCCTATCCCTTCTTCCCGGCGCTGACCGACGTCTGGACGGACGGGGCGAACTGGCGGCTCGGCCACTGGCTGACGGGGCGGCTCGGCGCGGTAGCGCTGGCCGCGCTGGTCCGCCACCTCTGCCTGCGCGCGGGGCTCCCCGAGTCCCGGATCGACGTCACCGGCCTATGGGGCGCGGTCGAAGGCTACGCGATCGGTGCGCTGGAAAGCCCGCGCGCCTCGATCACCACGCTGTCGCGGCATTTCGGCTTCGACGCGGTCGAGACCGAGGGCGTCATTCGCTTCATCATGCGCGGCCGGACCTCCGTCGCCACCTTCGCGTCCGACGATCTGGTGGCCCCCCGCGAGGGCGACGTGCTGGAGCTGACCCGCGGCCAGGAGACCGAACTGCCGCAGGCGCTGAAGTGGCAGGTCGCCCGCGCCGACGAGGATTACGACGCGGCCCTCGTCGAGGCCCGGCGCATCACCGTGGACACGACGCGGATCGCGTCCGAGAGCTTCCCCATGGCGGTGCCGCCCGAGGAAGCCGAGCGACGCTGTCGCCGCGCGCTCATGGAGGCGTGGGTGGGGCGCGAGACGGCGGCGTTCCGTCTTCCACCCTCGCGCCTCGCGCTCGATCCGGCCGACGCGATCCGGCTCGCCCATGACGGGCGGTTGGTCGATCTGCGGCTGGTCTCCATCGCCGACGCAGAGGCGCGCGGCATCGAGGCGGTGCGCCACGACCGCGCGACCTATGATCTGCCGCCCGGCGATCCCCGCGCGGCGTCGCTGACGCGGGCTGTCGTGTTTGGCGCGCCGGATGCCGTGCTGATGGACCTGCCGCAGCTGACCGAGGACCAGCCCGCGCATCGGCCATTGGTCGCCGCGCATGCCATGCCTTGGCCGGGCGAGATGGCGGTGTTCCGCAGCCCCGCGACCGATGGCTTCGAGCTCCTGACGACGTTCGGCGCCCGCGCCCGGATCGGGGCGCTGGTCTCGGACTTCTACGCGGGGCCCACATCGCGCTTCGACCTCAGCAATGCGCTGGTCGTCGATCTGCTGACCGGAACGCTGGAGAGCGTGACCGGCCTGACGCTGTTCGGCGGCGCCAACGCGCTGGCAGTGGAAAGTGCCACTGGCCAGTGGGAGATCGTGCAGGCGGGCGGGGCCGAACTCATCGCGCCGGGTCGGTATCGGCTCACCCGGCTCCTGCGCGGCCAGCGCGGGACCGAAGGCGCCATGGGCAATCCGGCGCCTGCGGGCGCGCGGGTCGTCGTGCTGGACACCGCGCTGGCGTCGCTGCCGATCGCGGAGGCCGATCTCGGCATCCCGTGGAACTGGCGCGTCGGCCCGGCGAGCCGTCCGGTCGGCGACGAGACCTATGTCGCGCGATCCTTCACGCCCGCGGGCGTCGGGCTGCGGCCGTTCTCCGTCGCCCATGTCGAGCAGCCATGGCGCAGGCCGCGCACGCCCGGCGATCTGATCATCCGCTGGACGCGCCGGTCCCGCGCGCTTTCCGCCGACAGCTGGGGCGGGCTCGAGGTGCCGATGGCGGAGGAGCTGGAGGCCTATGAGGTCGAAATCCTCGACGGCCCCACCGTGGAACGGACCCTTTCCGCGACCACGACCAGCGCGCTCTACACAGCGGCCCAGCAGACCGCCGACTGGGGCGCACCGCTCGGCCCCGGCGACACGCTCGACATCCGCATCTACCAGCTCTCCGCCCTCGTGGGGCGGGGCGCGCCCAAGACCGTGACACTGATACTCTGAAGGCAATCCCATGTCCGACGCCACGACCCATCTCCTGCTGCCCTGGATCCTTGCGGCGCAGGCCCAGAAGCACGTCACCCACAACGAGGCGCTTCGGATCCTCGACGGGCTCGTCCAGCTCTCCGTTCTCGACCGGAACCTGACCGCACCCCCGGCGAGCCCCGCCGACGGCGACCGCTATATTGTCGCCTCGGGCGCGACCGGCGACTGGGCGGGGTGGGACATGAACGTCGCGCTCTGGACCGATGGCGCCTGGCTGCGCCTGCCGCCGCGCATCGGCTGGCGGGCATGGATCGAGGACGAGGGCCTCCTGCTGGTCTACGATGGCGCGGGCTGGATCGGGACCACACCGGCGGCGCTGCAGAACATGGCGCTGCTCGGGGTCGGCACGACGGCGGATGCGTCGAACCCGTTCTCGGCCAAACTCAACGCGGCGCTCTGGACGGCGAAGACCGTCGCCGAGGGCGGCACCGGCGATCTGTTCTACACCATGAACAAGGAGGCTGCGGGCGACGATCTCGGGCTGACGCTGCAGACCGGCTTCGTGACCAAGGCGCTGGTGGGGCTCTTTGGCTCCGACCGCTTCCGGCTCGCGGTCTCGGCCGACGGCAGCACCTTCTTCGACGGGCTCAGCGTCGACAACGCCACCGGCATCGTCGACCAGCCCCGGCTGCCGCGCTTCAAGGCGTACACGAACTACGACAACTACGTCGGCGTTGCCGCCTGGACCAAGCTCGGCCTGAACAACACCGACTACAACGACCAAGGGGCCTTCGACGCCGCCAACAACCACTTCGTGGCCCCGGTCGACGGCACCTACCTCTTCGGCGCGACGCTGCTCTACAAGATCAACGCCAGCGCCACGGCGCGCATGCGCGGGCGGCTGGTCCTGAACGGTACGACCGAAATCCGCGGCTCCCTCGGCGAGATCTCCGCCACCCACGTCTCGCTCGCCACCGCGATCTGGCTGCAGACCATGGTGCCGCTGACTGCTGGCGATACCGTCGAGCTGCAGGGGTATTTCCGGGTCGCAGACGGGTATTTCGCCGCCGACCACACGTCCTTCTGGGGCTGCAAGATCGGCTGA